AGTATTTTTACTACTACTTCTTTAAAGTACTTATTAACTCTTCTTAACTTCACAAGAAGTTGAGATTTGAGTGATAAGGAATGAAGTAAAGTAAAACCTGATTATAATAGTATAACTGATCCATCAAAGATGAGATTAATTATACCTTCAGGAATTATTAACAAGTTTGTTAAGGAATTTGGTTTGCATAGCTCTCATCCTAGTTTTGACAAAAAGAAAGATGTATATCTTTCTACAAAGGCTGGTCCTAATGGACCTGCTACTTTGTCTAGTCAACAAGATCTATTAAACTTTAATTATCCAATGATGGATAAAATTATAAAGATAACAGATGACAATGGATGAGACTTCTTTGCAAAGAATTATTCAAAAGCATTTAATGAAATGATAACACCTTCTAAAGTAAAAACTTTAGGAAAGATATCTTTCATTAAAGATCCTGAGGCTAAGTTACGTTTAATTGCAATTAGTGATTATTTTTCACAATTGTATCTTAAACCTATCCATGATAAAGTTATGTCTTTGTTAACAAAACTTCCATGTGATAGAACTTTTACTCAAGATCCTTTTCATAAATGAAATTTGAATAAAGAAAATTTCTGATCATTAGACTTAAGTTCGGCAACAGATAGGTTTCCTGTAGAATTACAGAAAAGGCTTTTAGCAAGAATTTATGATATAACTCTTGCTCAAAGTTGACAATATCTGTTGTCTCAAAGAACTTTTAGTACACCAAATGGTGGTTCAGTTAAATATTCAACTGGACAACCTATGGGTACTTATTCTTCTTGATGTGTTTTTACCTTGACTCACCATTTAGTTGTGTACTATTGTGCACATCTTAATGGTCTAACCAATTTTAATCAGTATATGATTTTAGGTGACGACATCGTTATAAAAAATGATGCTGTTGCCAAAACATATATTGATGTAATTAATAGGTTAGGAGTTGAATTATCTTTACAGAAAACTCATGTATCTTCTGATACTTATGAATTTGCTAAAAGATGAATTCAATTTAAGTCAAACCGTGAAATTACAGGACTCCCTCTAGGTGGAATTCTTAGAAACTTTAATAATCCTAACATAGTTTTTACTGTGTTATATGATTACTTTAAAGTTAAGAAGAATTTCAATCCTAGTAATCATTCTTTAGTAAGTTTGATTAATAGTCTATATTTTAAAATATTTGTAGTTAGAGGTAAGAATAAATTCTTTTCTCTAAATAGAAATACTTTAAATTCACTTAGAAATTTCTCTTTGATGCTAGATGTAATTTTTGATTATTATAACTATGATAAAATAAGGAACTTATTTGCTCATAATATAACTAATGAAAATTATCAAATTCCTCACGAAGGAGTAGCTCTTTCCGAGTTGAAAAGAATTCTTTCGAGAGGTCTAGTATCACGAATTTTGGATATGAATAAGAAAATCATTATGTCTCCAAAAAACTTATTTAATAAGTTTAATGTTGAAGACAGAAATGAGTTGTCTAATTCACCCATTTTCCTTGCCATCTTTAATACAATGTCACGTATGAAAGATATAAAATTTGAGGATCTTAATGATCTTCATAATATATCTAAACAAATATGTGATATTGATATTGATTCAATATTCAATAAAGAACGGAACAAAATCCGTTCTCTTATTGAGATTGGAAAAATATTAAAAGATGGTTTCAGACTTGAAAACAAAGTCACTGAAGTGTATTATGGATCTGCTACATTAACAGATTCATATACTCTTGAGGGACTTGGTAAAATAATTCAGAAGAATATTAATACTTCAGAATTAGAACAAGTGGCTGACGGAACTTTTGACAAAGATCGGGTTTGATTTGGTTCAAACTCTTATATCTCTGCTTGAGAAAATTTTAAGATGTAGA